CTGGACCCTTGTACACTACTGCCCCATCGAATCATTAAAAAGTTACTGAACTTTTTCTTTTCTTCATCTGTCAGGCCAGTATAAAAGTCTCGATTTTTTAAATCAAACTCTCGCATTTCATTTGCAATATTCAGCTTGTCCATAATTACCACGCTTTATTGTAGTCCACAATCTCACAATTACGACTAATATCTTTTACAAAATAAACACAGTCTGGCTTAGGGCCGTTGGTAAGTGGTACACATAGCATTTGCCCATTTTTTAATTTAGGAGCATACCAATTAACTTCTTGGTATACATCTATTATTTCAATGTCCGGAAAACTGGGCCTAAAACTACTTAAAGGATTGAATTGAAATACTTTAAAGCCTCGATCATTTATACTGGTCAATGGCAATACTTCTAAATCGCCCAAGTCTGGCTCACCAATTAATATTTGCCAGTCCATGGGCATCTTTATTCTGTGTTCGCCTATACGTAATACCAATGCAGGGGCATTAAAACTTTCTAAAAATATCAGTGGTATGTAATGATAATCAGGATCTTGTGGGGTTGAGTTATCTAATATTGCAAAACGCATATCTTCAATTTCTTCTGGAAGATGATCTAATTCATAGTGTTCGTTGTCAAGGGTTAATATTCGCATGTGTTAAGTATATATTATTTGTCAACAGTTGTCAACTCTGGATTGTATATTTGAGCTATTTTTTGCATCCATAAACGATAATACTCTGTTATGTATTCTTTATTAAAATCAGAAAAATTTAATTTTTTGTAAAGAAATTCAATGCTTGAAATAGTTAAATCTTCGTTAAGGTAACAGTCAGGAGCAAATCTTTCTATCCATCTATTGTTTGATAATGAAATTATGTTTTCTTCATTTAATTTTTTTGTGTTATCTCGACTATTTTCATCAAAAATTAAATTAAGCATGTAATTGTTTTTTCCGTTATATAATTCATCTAATACGTGTTCAGGAAAAAATTTTAACGTTTGTATAGAAGCTGGCGGCAATTCTGGCCAATTATATTTTTTTATCAGATTCCATTCTTTTTTCAATGCTGATAATTTATAGTACCTGTCAGATGCATTAGAACGACACGTATCCCTATATAGATAATAATCAGTAAAATAGATAATTTTAGCATTTGGCCATACAAATAATATATTTTTTAATGTATGATCATCGTGTGCAACTATAAAAAAAATTAATTTTTTTTCTATGATATATTTTATAGTAGAATCAAGATTTTTTATAAAATTATCAGTTTTAAAATTATGGTTGGTAATTTTAGCATGATTTTCGCCTCCAAATAAAGTAGTGCAACCTAATTTTAAATCGTCCCAATGATTTGTTGTTTCTTTTAATCTGTCTAATAACAAAGATATTTTATTTTTAGGAGTAAACAATCCATCAATTTGCAATTTGGCCAAACTATTGTCTTGAAATACTGCTTGATTACTTAAACCTAAACAATTAATTAAAAACTTACCGCCGGTATGTCTAGGGAAATATACAACAATAATATTATCAGTTTCTAAATATTTTGTTATTTCCATTCTAGTTTTTCTTGTGTAAAAGGATAGTTGGCTTCTTTATAAAACTGTTTGCGTTTAGTCAAATGGCGTTTGGCAAATTTACAGGTACTAGTGACATCCCAAATTTCTACATGGTCTTTGTCTTCTGCTTTGCGTATGCCGCGGCCAATTGATTGTATAACGCGGACAAAGCTTTTTCCGGGCTCCAAAAGGACCAAATTAAATATCCTAGGAAGATTAATACCAACAGCGGCCACACCGTAAGTCGCCACAATAATCTTGCCAGTACTAGTTGCAATTTCGTCATATTCACTTTGTCTGTCCCCTGCTTTGGTTGATCCTGATACAAATACTGCATCATCCAGTTGTGCTACCAATGTTTGTCCTGCCGCAATGCGATCAACCAAGACCAATGTATTGCCTGTGGCATTGACTTGTCGTACAAGGTTGGCAATAGTTTTGAGTCTGTTTTCTTCTTCAAGAAGATATTTTAATTCACTTTGATAGTTAGTAAACTCTGCATGATCAATTAACTGTACAATATTAACGTGACATTGTGCTAATACTCCGCGATCTTGTAGATCACTGGCTGCTAGTTGACTAATTACTGGTCCAATACTTACCAAAAGACTTTGGCTTTCGAATTTTTCTTTGGGTATAGTCCCAGTCAGTCCCCATCGAATCGGCACACGACTCATGACTCCGGTCAGCAAAGTTTTAAGTGCGTCAGCTTTGGCCATATGTACTTCATCAACTATAACACATACAACACCTTCTAAGAAGTCCCCAATGGATATGTTAGCAGTGGCGTTTTTTGTGTTCTTTAGTAGTACGTTTAAACTTTGCCAGGTGCATATAGTATGTGTTCGCCCAAACTCTTTACGATCTCCAAAAAACACACCCACATCTAAGCCTAGATTTTGATAGTCTGCTTCAGTTTGAGTTACCAAACTTTTATTAGGAACAATCACAATGCTACGACCATGTGCTTCGCAACGTTGACTCAGTGCCGCAGTCATAATAGTTTTACCAGCACCGGTGGCAACTTCCTGCAGGCATTGAGGATTGGCTAAAAAGTTATTAACAATCTCAACTTGGTAATCTCTCAGCAATATTGGATCACCAGCCTTGGGATGGTTCTTTGGCCAAGTGTGGTGACTGAAACTGTTTTCATCAACTTGTTCAAAATTAAAAGTTGTTGTATACTCTCGTTGATCATTGAGTTCGATGTCATAATTGAAGTCTTCAAGTATAGGAATAATTTCTGGCAGTAAATTAACATAAGTACTGCCGCCCATTTGGAAATAACTAACCTTGCCGTCCCATCGTCCTAGTCTAACCGCTGGAAGATATCTTGCGTATGGCACATCGTATTTAAAAGTGTTAACTAATTTTCTTCTGACATTGAGATCTAATCCATCTAATTTAATATTAACTTCATCTCTAATAGTTATAACACACTGTTTCATATTGTAATTATACACATTTAAAATAATAAAGTCAAAAAAACAGGTACCTTTTTATCAGTACCTGTTATAAAAGAACTGTATGTCTACAGTTCTGGAGCTATCTGTCAATTATGCATTCTTCATGCAAGTTGTTTCTGCCATGAGTCTCCAACGAGCTGGGAAACTCTTGACCAAATCTGCAATTTTAAGCGCCATACGTAAACTCATCTCACGCAAACGAGTTTGATTGGTATTCATAAACTCAATGATGTCGTCTTGTGTACACTCTTCAAAATCATAGTCTGCAAACAACACGCCATCTTTGGCAATTTGTTTGATACGCAAAATCTTGTCGCGCATGGTGTCTAGTGTCAAGTCAAGATAGTGACAACGACTTTGCAATGCATCCAAGTGATCACGCAATTTTTGCGATTTCATTTGATCAAATTTCAAATTGGTAATAAAAATTACACTGCCTTTGAATTCAAAGCTGTCTGGAATGCCTTCGTGTCTCAACACACGACTTTCGCTCAACCAGGAAATTTTACGTTTCTTGCCAGAGTCTAGTGCACCTTTGAGCAAGTTCAATGCAACATCATCTACTAAAATGCTATCACAGTCATCAAACACTAGGACACAATTTGCATCCGAATACTTGTATAGAGTTTGATACAATCCAATTGGAGTAGCTGAGCCTTTGACAACTTCGGCACGAAGTTTTTTGCCTGCGATCTTGTCAAACAAACAGGCTTTCTCGACTTCTTGTTCAACACCAAAGCTCTTGCCTACTCCGGGTGGACCCGACACAATCATGGCACGAATGTCACCTGAGGTGGCAGCCTTGGTCATTTCTGTCAAGATCTCAAAGCGATCTCTAATACGAGCCATTGCTTCTTCTTCAGTTTCTGTCTGTTTAGCGGGTTGTTTGGGTGCCACGAGCTCCAGCATGCTTTCTCCTTGAGTTACGAACTCATAGTCGTGAGTTCCAGTTACATTTACACGAATAGTTTCTGGCATGTTGGGAAACACACCATTGTTTCTAACTTTGACAAAGGTATTCTTACCAGTGGTTGTCATTTGTTCCACAAGCTCAAAACACATGCCGGCAACACTTTTGCCACGATAAGTTCCAGACAAAATACGGATATGACTGTTAGACATACTAGCTCCTTTTTAGTTTATATAAGTATTATAACAAACTTGGAATTTTGTGTCAAATTATAGTGTTGTTTTTATGCAACACTGTTTGATCTTGTTGTTTTTTACTGTTCATGCTGTTATTATAGCAAAATGACTATTTGGTGTCAATCTGCTAGCGATCGGGCACGATGTTTAGTGTGGCGTCGATACAACACACGATTTTGCTCAGTTCGCGGGCGAAAAGGCAAGTCGCGATCAAACAACACACGATGTGTACGGGGTTGTGGGCTACGACGTTTGGGTGTTTTCATAATGTTGTAATTATACAAAAAACACTATTTTAGGTCAAACCCATAAAAAAACCCTACATAATGTAGGGTTTTAAGTAAAAAGTATTACTGTTTAAGATTGTGCACAATTGCCTAAACCTACATTTAAATTGTAAGCAATAGTGCTGCCAGTTGGTACCCACCATGACCATGTCCCGTGCGATACTGGATATGGCGGAACCTGTGCAAATCCATCAATTGTTACGCTACTTCTAGGATCTGGAGTACTTTCACTATTGGTAGGTATGCCATTGTAACAAGGGGTGTAGGTGGTAGCATTTCCCGGATTAGCCTCAGATGATGTTCCTGTTATAGTGGTACTAGGTACTGATTGATTCACAGATGGTTCGGGCCAAGTAGTAACTATCCATGATGATCCGCTTCCAGATTCTATCGAAGTGTTGCCAAGAACTCCGTTGCCAGACAATACTTGGTGAACAGCCACAGTGCCAGAAGTTACTGTACCAATGGTTAATACGTTTCCTGCTATGCTCGAATTTTCCATAACTGCAGGTGTAATAGGTGTGGTTGTTTGCATATAATTAGAATTAATATTAGTGAATACCACACCATTTCCACCAGTAACTGTTATACTCATTGGATATGAGCCTTGCCAATTAGTTGGAAATAATGATGAATTGTCTAGAGAAAATAACAATGTGTTATTGTCATCACTTGTTGGAGAGTCAACTGTTGGTATTTCGCCCGAAAACACAGTAGTGCCATTAATGGTAGCAGTCAATGATACTTGGCTGTTACCGTATGCACCTCCATAAAATTGTAAAGTTCTGTTTTCATATACTAACCCATTGGAATCTGTTGCCATATATATTATCTCCTATAGTTATTTATCATTGCCAATGCTGAGCTATGATAATATCCAATATTTTATCAGGTTTTGGATTTCCATGAAATACTAACACACTGGTGTCTCGATGTATTTCTGTCCCGGCTACAGGAATGCGATGAGCTTTTTTTGTAAAATCATATCCGCCGTTGAAAGCTTGCCAACGCCAACTTTTAATTTTATTAGCATCAAGCAATCTACGTTCGGTCTGTAATATTGCATCAGTTATGTAATCTTGATCTCCATGGTATTTTTTGAACATTTTAGTAATATCTTGTTGGCTAAACTTCGCCCAAACATGCTGAAATTTAGTTGTATCCCACCACATAATACTTGAATTAATTCCATAATGTGTAGGATTCCATAGATATTTAAAGTCTCGTATGGCCCAAAAATATTCCAAAGGCGATTGCACAATCCAATCAATGTTCTGCACAATAACTGTGTCAAGATCAAAGTATAACAATGGGCCCAAATGATGTTCGGCATTAAACAACTGCATTTTATACCACCAGTTGCGTTTGTGGCCTAAATCGCCCCAGCTGGTCAGCGAATGTTTGATCATGGGTTCAGGCACAGGACGGTCGGCTTCTGTGTATACATGTAATCTAATACCGGCACTGAGATGTCTGTTTAGCATGCTATATAAACGTTCCACATAGGTCCACGAATAAGCGTCACCGTAGATAACACATGCACAATCCACAAGTCCGTTCATAGTGCTGATCTTATTCTTTTTAGCCATAGGCCTTGTTGTATTTCTGATAGGGTATATTCAGTATGGCAAATTTCCACCAACCATTTATATCTATCGACGTCATAGGGTCGTTCTATATCTTCAAGTTTTACACCCACTGGATACGCCAGACTTGTTGCATCGACAATGGGTCTACTGCCAGAAATAGCGGCTTGTATACCCGGACCACTGTTATAGTTAACCACTGCATGACAATCAAAATGCATATTAAAGCTATCGTAGGTATTGGCCAGTGGCATAGGAGTTTCAATCACAGTTCCGGAAGGCAGCTTTGACGTATCTAGTCGTGATCGCGGATGTGGTCGTACTCGTATTGGACGATCTGATACTGTGCGTATTTGAGCTATTTGATCACTTACCCAGGATTCAATGCTGTCAAGTTCTGCTACTTGTAAACTGTTACGATGTTGTGCAGCTATTATTATTTCTGGACGATTACTGACTAATTGTGCCAAACTGATTCCTAATTTCTTAGGTCGATCCATGTCAAGATCCTGTTGATGTCCATAGTACCCAGTGGCATTTATGTTGTTTACGGCAATTTTCCAAGTTTGCCCACGATACAATGCACCAACATCTATAACGATCACTGGACGTCCTAAGCTACGATAGTGTTCGTATACCTGTTGGTTAGCGGCCATACGACCATGCCACAGCACTGACCAAATTACCACTGCATCTGACGTCCAAGAATTTTCTTCAGTTTGAATTCCTGCTGACTGCAAACAATCCAGTACAGAGTTCATGACTGGTCGAGAATTATTGGCTGATTGAGAACTAAAATAGGCCACTGAGTTGACCACTAAATACCCCTATGAAATATACTGTAATTACCACGTTTCATGACCAGGGGTTAAAACAATACGGTCAACGAATGATTGACACATTTGAACAGCATTGGCCTGCCGAAGTTGACTTGATTGTTTATGCAGAAAACTGCAGGCCAATTACCCACAAACCCAATGTGCAAGTAATAGATTTATTGGCCAACAGTTTGGATCTTCAACAATTCATTCATCGACATCACAATAACCCATTGGCACATGGACAATCAACTGCAGACAGACAAGTTGATCCAAAAAAACAATTTCGTTGGGATGCAGTTAGATTTGCATACAAAGTTTTTAGCACAGCACTGGCTGCAGCCACAATCAAAACTGATTGGCTCATATGGTTAGATGCTGACACACATACGCATTCGCTGGTTCCTATGTCTGGCTTACTTGCATTGTGCCCAGATGACTCAATGATCAGTTATTTAGGACGCGGTGAAACTTATCATTCAGAATGCGGGTGGGTAGCGTATAATTTAAACAACCCCCAAACTCGGCAGTTTATTAAAGATTTTGTTGATATGTACAACAAAGATGAAATTTTTAAACTTGCAGAGTGGCACGACAGTTATGTGTGGGATGTTGTACGCCGTAGGTATTGTGACGCAAATAAATTTTATAATTTAAATCCTGCTCCAGATACCAAAGGGCTAGCAGGGCATCCGTTTATAAATTCTGCATTGGGTTTATACATGGATCATGTCAAGGGTAAAAGAAAAGTTGTAGGTCAAAGCAAAGCCAAAGATATTGCAATGCATTTAGATCACCCTTATTGGAAAAAAGTTCAAGGAAAGTAAAGGAAAAATATGTTTGAATCTCATGGTTGGTGGTTCCCGGATTACGAAGCGCATCTTCCAAAAATGCTATGGAAAAGTGTTACCCAAGGAGGCCCTGCTGAATATCAGCAAAAAGTTAGACACCGTAGTTTAGGTTATACAGCCAGACGAAATTTGGCCATAGACATTGGGGCCAATGTGGGGTTATGGTCGCGAGAATTATGCGAAAATTTTGCTCAGGTCATTGCGTTTGAACCTGTTCCGGACTTTCGAGAATGTTTGGCCAAAAATGTCCCAGCTGAAAATTTAACTGTAAGCACATTTGCATTGGGTGCTGAATGTACCACAGTGGACATGATCATAACCGAAGGCAATGCTGGACATACACATGTTGATCCTGAAAGCTTAGGGCACGGAGTTGTCAACATGCTGACCTTGGATCGATTTGTAGAAGAATATAAAATACCCACAATTGATTATATTAAAATTGATTGCGAAGGCTACGAGTTACGGGTATTAGAAGGTGCAGAGCAAACTGTTAAAAGAGACTTTCCTATTGTTGTGATTGAGCAAAAACCTCATCCTGCTTACAGCAAAGAATATGGGCAGTTGGCTGCAATTGAATTGCTGCAAAGCTGGGGTATGCGACGTGTAGATCAAGTCAAAGATGACTGGATCATGGGCTGGTAGCATGCTTAAAAATTCTACGTATTACCATCAATCAGTTGAGCTAGGAACCAAGTTTCAGTTAGAAAATAAAAGTTGGGACGGCCGAGACACGTTCAAGTATCGTAGACAAATACGCGACTTGGTCCAACA